GCTCGGCTTCAAAGTATCCGTTTAAGAATGCGTAAATGTTTGAAAGTATTATCATATCGCTTTTTTATTACTGAAATCACCATTCAAAACCTCGAAAGTAGTTTCGTTAAAACCATCATATAAAACAATAACATTGTAGTCTTTGTTATTCTTTCTGAATGTTTTTGTTATTTTTTCTACGTTTTCGACTGGATAACTTTTAGACAGCCTCACTATTAAAATTGGTTTTGCGCTCATGATTCTATATTGCGTTTTCTAAGGAGATACTGCCCTTTGGTTAAAAAATCTTCGTAGTGCATCTTTGAAACTATTGGTTCTTTCAGCATATCGCCACCGCATAAAAGATATACAAGTTCCATTAATTGCCCGTAGTCGGCTGTAAATTGTTCTCTGAGTGGTTTATTCCAATCAGGCTCTTTTGAAATAACAGGAGGCTTTAAAGTAAGTATTCCCCCGTTGTAAATATACTCAAACTTTTGTTTAGTTGGTTCGGTTTTTTTATAATAAGTTGACATTACATATCCTGAGTCAAAAATAGTGTACTTATCTGAGTTGCCACCGATTACAATTTGACAAATAGTAAGCAAGTCTTTTCGTTGCGTAAGCGTTTCGAGCATAACAAAATTACCCGCTTGTAATGGTTTTCTAAAAAATAGCCACGTTTTGATAATTGTGCGTAATCGTGGGCTTCCTTTTAATATTTCCGGAGGGTTTACACCTGATAAGAATTCTTTAAGATTCATGCTAATAAATTGATGATGATTGTTGAGTTAGGAACTGTAAAGCGTAACGAATACCATCGATTGAGTGATTGTAATTATCTATAGGAATTTCTTTGCTACCTTTTACCCACGCATAATTGTCAAATTCTTCAATCACATTTTCAGATCGTGACGTTACTATAATTTCATAATCTTGCATCCTGATGATGCTGTCTACTATTTTTGGTTTAACAGCCGGAATTATTTTTAATCCTAATTTTTGAAGGTCACTAATAAACAATGGCGCTGCGCTATCCATTACGATTAAAGAAGTTCCAATTTCTTTATGGGTAGTTTGGTAAACTTGTGAAGTATTAGCGCCTCTTTGATAATACAATTCATCTACATAAAGCTTCTTATTCTTTTTATCAATAGCAACTTTTGTTAATGTGCATGGATGTGTAAACCCTGCATCTCCACCAATTACAAAAGGCAAAGTATTATCGAATTTCCCTATTTTATAATTAAATATAACTCCTTCGGCAACATCTCTGAACCCTCCAAGAATAGTATTTTTATAGTTTCGCGCTTCTTTAATTACTTTTTCGTCACACAGTAATTGTTGCTCTTTAGATAATTTTTCGTAGCCTTCGTAAACTAACCTCAATCTTTCATACTCATTCCAGTTATGAGCCGCCATGTTGTTCTTACCGTTGTCTAAGTACGTGGTATGAATGTACATTTTATTACCTATAATCCCATTGAATCCAGCAGGAACATTAACATAGAATTCTTTATAAAGCATGTGTGCTTTGGTAGGTGGATTAAAAATTATTATCGACAAACAACGAACATCATTAGCCCTAATAGATCGTTTTATCTTTTCCCAATCATCATAATTTGTAAGCTCTTCCCCTTCTTCCGTTACGAATATCGAATAATCTTCAATTGATTTTAGCTTTGCCGTTTGGTCTCCTGAGCTTGTTTTTTGCCCGGTAACAGAAATAAGTCCTTTACCGTCTTTCGATGTATAATCATTACTTGCAAATGTAAAGCAATCTGCTATATCTAATAATTGTAACCTATTGTCTAAAGCACGAGTAATGGAATTATTAGTACTTGACATTGTGTAACGAGTGTAAAGAACTCTATGATCGTAATCAGCGGCGGCTATGCCTATGAAGCACCCCCCCGCAAACGTTTTTCCTGAATCGCATTATCGACCCCCGCTAATAAGGACAATATCTATATCCTTGTATGCGGGGGAGTCTTCTAATAGTTCAAATAATGGATCGTACTTTTCTGAAAATTCAATGTCGTCTTCATTCATATCTTATGGTACTTTAATTTAGCTTCTAAATAAGCGTTTCTAGCTTCTAACTCAGTATCAAATCTACCTAAAGATATGTTTTTTCTGTTAAGCATTATTTCTGCTTTAAACTTATTTCTTTTAGCATCAAAATGATATCCTTTAGCTTTAGTCTCATTAAAGTGATTTTGTTGATTGTTAACTTCTCTTAGATTTATTATTCTATTATCATCTACTATTCCGTTTATGTGATCTATTTGATCTAATGGAGCTTTACCAAAAGTAAAGAACCAGGCAAATTGATGCGCTCTTATGAGTAAACACGTTTTGCCTACTCTTTTTGATATCACGATATATCCTGAATGATTTTTTGAAGTAACCAATCTTCCCCATCTGTTTTTTACTGCCCCTGTATCTTTATCATAAAGATACCCTTTATCTACTAATTCCTGTAATCTAGCAGTCCTTTCTTCTAATAATAAAGCCATATTGTTTTACTTTTGGTTTAATCAAAGGTAAGACTTTTTATTTAAAAAACATTATCTTCTAACAAAAACTATTCGTTTAGGATTCTTTTCTACTGGAGTTTGGTCTTTGAAGTCAACAGCTTTTAAAGTAGGTAAGCAAAATTTAGATAATTCAGTAATAGCTTTAATTCTTTCAACTGGTTTTAGCTCAAGCAAATCTGCTTCGATTTGTTCTAAATTGTTTTCAATCAACGCTTTAAAACTATCTCGAATACTTATTGTCGCTTTGTTTGGCGTTCCTTTTTGTCTGCCGCCTAGTTTAATACCTTTTGGCATAGATTACTACTATTAACTACTTTAGTGAATTCAAAAATACAAAATTATTTCCATAAAAAACAAAAACAGCCGATTAAAGCTGTTTTGTTCAGATTCCCCAATCTTATTACTAACCTACTAGTGAGTTTCATTATACCTAGAAATAATCTCATTTTGTTCTTTGATGATTAAGTCTTGGGTTGTTAATACTTCTTTTTTCTTTTGAATTTTATTCTTCAACATCGTAGCGTGATGTTCCATGCTTGTAATTTCCATTTCAAGAACATCGTTTTTATCTTTTTCTAATCGTAGTTCTAGTTTAGTCACGAGCAACCAACAAAACAAACCGATTGATAATACTAAAAAAAATAGTGCTGGTGTCATAAGCTATGTATTGCGTTTGTGGTTAGTAATAATTCTTTTTCGAGTTCTAATCTTCGGCTTTCTAATGTCGCTTTTCCTTTACCTCGTATGATGTTAATGACAGTTGAAATCTCTTCATTGTTGAAATTGCAAATCAATAAATCATGCAGTATTTGGTCTGCTTTGCTTTCTATGAGTTCGGCGCTTGATTTTGGTTTGAATGGGTTTTTCATATTGATTGTGATTTAAAAATACAAAACAATAAAGCGAAGTAACAAAATAGTAAAAAACCTAAAGACACAAAGCATCCGTAATAAAAAACACTTATCCAAGTTTCTATTTTCATAATTATACTATTTTCTTGTTTAACAATTTTTCAGCTTCTTCACGTGAAATGGTTTCGATAATAGTTGCCCATTTACCTTCTTGAAAAACCATTGTATTAGTTTCGTTTTCTCCATTCATCCATAAACCAGTTCCTAAATACGCAACATCATTATTTAGTCCTACATTACCAAAGTCTAAAAAGCACGGCTCATTGGTATAAAAGCATTTGATATAATCACCTTTCTTGTATCTGCGTAAACATTCCGACTTCAAAGCCTCAAAAACTTCTGATTCTGTGGCAAAACAATTTTTCGACAATATATCAACACTCCTATTTCTAGAAGAACTCCATTGTCTATCTAAATTAAAACCATAAGATTTCAAAATATTGTCTTCTTTGTCTTTTCCTGATTTATCAATAGATTCTATAAAAAACAATGCTGATTCCCATTTAATCCATTTACCAATAAATTCTGAATAGTCTATTGCAAAAACCTCAGGGAACAATTCCCTTACCGTAGTTTCTTTTTTATCCAATTTTATGATATTCTCTTTTGTTATTTTCATTTGTTTTTCGGTTTTAATTCCACAAGCTTCTAGAAATATTTGTTCGTTCCATGTTCTATATTTCTTACGTCCTATTGGTTTTCTTTCGTTCCCAACAATTTTGGAATCTTCTAAATAATTAGTTAACAACCAAGGATAAGTTACAAACCCATCATACACAAACTGTGCGTCTATGCCAGCTTCTTTTAATATTGGCTCTATTGCATCAAACTGCTCTTGATTACAACGCATTGCTATTGGCTTTCCCATTACATAAACCATTTTAATTCATTAGGCATTACGGACTTTCCGAATGAGAATGTGTCGTGGAGTATGTACGCAATTAATACAAATGCTATTACCCCGATTGTGATAAGTGTATTCATTTTTTTTCTCTGATTGATTTTAATAATTGTTTGATTTGTTCGAATTCTTCTTCACTGCAAATGATGTGACGTGATTTCCCGGGTATCTTTTTACGCCCGGCATTTCTTGGGTTTTTATTCTTATCCATTGGTAGAAAATAACGATTCCTTTAACTCCTCCATCGTTTTAAAAGCATTCGTTTCATTGATAGTAGTGTATGTTCCAATGAAGTAAACAATAGCGATTGAATCTTGATCAGATTTTACTTTTCCAAATCTAAATTCTACCTCTCCGACAACTGAACAGATTGAAGTTACATCTCCAGTAGTCGGTTTATTGTTTTCCATGTAGTGAATAGTATCACCGATTTTAAATTTTGATTTCATTTTGATAAATTTTAAATGTTTATAGTTACGCAAATATAAACAACTTTATTTAATAAACAATACTTTTATTAAACTTTAACATATTCCATAATCAAAATAATCCAACCTCTTTTTAAGCTCTTCTAAGCGCTTATTGTTTTCTTTCGATACTAACTTTATAAACAGTTTCAATCCATTCAAACGTGACGGTTTTTATTTGGTGACGTGCTTTTAACTCGGCTTTCTGTTGCTTTGATAAATCACGCCACCATCTTAATTCAATCACTTTAAAATAAAGTTTCTTGTTTTTGCTTCTCTTTGAAACGTTTTCCGGTTTCTTTCATATTTAAAATAGCTTGTTTGTAGTAACTATCTTTTAATTCGATTCCGATTGCTTTTCTACCCATTGATACCGGACTGAAAACTTCACTACCCACTCCCATAAACGGAGTTAAAACAACTTCACCAGGATTTGAGTATAATTCTACCAAACGATCAATAACATCTAATTGTAATGGGTGTACGTGCTTCTCGTCATCTTCTTCTTTTGAATCTCGGAAAGGCAAAACATTGTCAATTCTTATATCATCCCAAACCGATGAAGCGTAACGTTGCCATACGTAGTGATTAAGTTTGGTTATTTTATCATCTTCATTGATATTATTTAGATGTTCCCACAATTCAACTTCATTTAAATTGGATCCGTTTGCATTATTCCAGGCTCTTAGAATATTTGGAAGTATTGGAATTTCACCCGCATAATGATTCATTCCAAATTTATGGGTTACTGGTACTTCATTATCACCTTTTTTAGTGAATACCAAAACATAATCCGGCATAGCTGTAAAACATTTTGTAGAATCTTCAACAATGAATTTATGCATTAAAGATTGCACCATTGTACGCATACGTACTTTTAACGGTTCTTTCCATATTGTGATTCTATTACGATATTCAAATCCGTATTTTTGATGTATGCGTATAATCTCATTTGGAAAATCCCAAAGGCGACAAGTATTGTCAAACACATCTGTTGCGTGTACTGCTGTTATTCGTCCTGGTTTTGTTACTCTTGAAATTTCTTTTACCAGAAAATCATATTGTTCTAAAAACTGTTCTTTGCTTTCGCAGTTTGAAAAGTCGTTTTCTGAGGAACTGTAATTATACAAACCTGCAAACGGTGGCGAGTATATTGATAAGTCTATTGATTGATCTTCCAATGTTGGTAATACTAACATACAATCTGAATTATAGATACTGTAGTTATCCGTATGCAATTGATCTTTTACTTTGTTTTCCATTTTTATAAAAATTTAGGTTTTATTATTTCTTTGTTGAATTCTTTTGTTTTGTGTTCAAATGAACGGTTTACATTTTCTGTTAGGTTTTTATGTAACTGGATTGCTTTTTGTGTTTTTTGGGTTAATGCTTCGATTACTCTTGTTTGTCCATCAGATATAACCATATCAATAGTAACATCATTCTTTTGTCCAAACCTCCAAAAACGTCTAATTGCCTGGTAATACTGTTCATAACTCCAAGTAGGGAAAAATACTGAGTGATTGCAATGCTGCCAATTCAAGCCCATTGAAGTCATTTTAGCTTTAGTTATCAATCTTTCAATTTCGCCATTCGCAAAAGCTAATAATATTTCCTCTTTTTTGTCAATTGATTGGCTACCTATTATCTCAACCGCTTTTAAATCTGAATGTTTTAAAATTGTGCTTTCATTGTTAGTGTTGCACCAATAAACAGAAGTTTTTCCGGATGCTAATTCAATGGCTTTCTCGCACCTTTTTTCTTCGGTTTGCTTTTGTTCGTGCCTTACCTCTGTCATTGATTTGGCAATTGGAGTAAACATTTGAATCTGACCGTTAACATCAATCAAACTTTGATTTTCTACAATATGCGTGTTTGTGATCAGGTTTGGCAATTTGTACCTATCATCAGCAAAACCTAAATCACTCGGCATTTTTGCCATAATTGACCATTGATTTACCCAGGCAAAGAAATCTTTTTCAGCGTGCGGTTTTAAGTAGAACTTTTCTCCAATGTTACGGTTATTGCTGTCTACGCTGTTTTGATTGTTTTTAAAGAACTTTCCTAACATATCCATATAACCCATATATCCCAATGCTTCGGAGCTTGTACCCAATTCAATAAAATCGTTTGGGCTAGGAGTTGCAGTTGATAAAAAACGATAAGGTATTTTCTTTATGAATGATGTTATTTGGTTTTTAATTTTACCGTCGAAGTTTTTAAGGATAGAGCTTTCATCCAGGATAACACATTCAAAATCTTTTTCACTAAAATAATGCAATCTTTCGTAATTGCAGATTACTATTTTCTTTGTGAATTTACCGTCTTTTGATATTTCAATATCATCGGTAATGTCACGATCAAACGCTTCTTTTATGAATTGGAATCCAACAGCCAAAGGAGTAACTATCAACACTCTTTTATTCGTGTGTTGGATAATGTTTTTAGCTATTGAAATCTGAATCAATGTCTTCCCTAATCCGGTATCGATAAAGTTAGCTATACGTCCTTTTTTAATTGATTTTTCAATTATGAAGTTTTGGAAATCAAAACCGCAACCAGGTAAAAAATTAGCTTTGAATCCAAAGTCACCTATTGAATGTTTTTTGTTTTCGATAAATTGTAAATAATCATTCATAGTTAATTTTTTATTAGGTGTTCAATGTATCCGGTTAGTTGGTTCGCTTTGTGTATAAAACAAAATTTATTTACTGTGTGTTCTTCTTGACCTTTTCTAAAATGCTGTCGTATTTCACATTGCTTTTTAGCTTGTGCTATTTTCATAGCTTTGATAATTAATATTACATCGTCTTTTGGTAATGTAATGGTTAGATTTTCCATAGTTTATAGAATAAAAAATGCCGACTAAATTCTGAAAACGGCTTCGACCTCGTTTCGTCCTTTAATCGGCTAATCGGTTAATACTCTAATTGTCGAAGCGAGTACTTTTGTTTTGCAATAATACAACTTAATTTTAAATACGCAATACTTTTTTTAATGTTATTTTAAATGATGGGGTTGGTTGATTCTACACGACGCAACACAAAGCCATCCTACTCCTTTTTCTCCTTTAGCAAGTGTTTTAATTTCGTTGTCTACTACGTCAATAACTTCTTTTTTCTTATATCCAAAAACATAAGAATCTGCATCTGATCTGCTTTTCTTTATTTCTTTTGCATATTTTATTATTTCATCTTTTGTTAGTTCCCTAACGTTTTCATATTTATCCATCTCATCTCATTTATTTACAACAAAGCATACTATACGCTTCATTGGGGGTTAGTTTTTTGGATTGGTTCTCGTTGAAGCCGAACAGGTTGTTATCATCAATGTACTTGAATATGTTCCAATATGTACCGTTGTCGTTGACAGTGGCTATAAGCTTAAAATCACGTCCACTCGGAGCAATTTGAATTTTGTTGTTTAGCTGTATTTTCATTTGAATAGAGATTGAAAAGCGGTTAGTGATCGGATTAAGTGGTATTCGTATCCTAACAACTCTATTCGTGATTGAAAGTCTTTTTGAACATCGCTTTGAATACCTTTCTCAATCTTAAGCTCTATAAACAATGTTTTGCCTGGCTGTAAAATTATGAGGTCAGAAACACCAGGAAGCAAACCGGTAGCCCTCATTTTTTTTGCTTCTATAACGTTCCGTGATCCACCATTTGGAATGCTAAAAATTACGTGTCTTGGTTCGTGGTTTTTTAAACAATAGTTATTGTTATACCATGTGTAAATTTGCTGTTGTAATTGATCTTCTGTCATAGTTTTTTATTGATTTGTTACCTAAAACCCTGTTACCTTTTTGTTTTTCGAGAGTTATAGAATAAATTAATAATTCGTTATTATGTAAATATGCGTAAAATGAAATGTATATTTAAAAGTTTATAATAAATTCAGGTAACAAGGTAACATTATAATTAAAGCCTTATAAACACTAAAAAAATCAGTTACCTTTTATAGGTAACAAAACGGTAACGTTACTAAAAAAAGTGTTGAACAACCTCATTTGATGTGTATTTTTCGTACAATTCAAAACCTTTCTTTAATTCTCCGTTTACTCTATGAGGTTTGTATTCTACTTTATTTTTTATAAAAATATCTTTTATGTCGTATTTTGTTGGTTTGACTAAAAGTTTTGCTGTAAGGCTGTTTAAAACCTCTCCTTTATTTAAAATTACACGCTCTGAAAATGTAGGTGACTGTTCAAAAGAATAGTGTAAAAAGAATAGTTCTTCGAATGGCATTATTTCAACATTTTGTCCTGTACTATTATTTAGGAAATCAACATCGTTTGAGCTGTAAATTTTCCAGTCAAAATCATCTCTCCATAATTTAAAAACTTCACGCCAAAGATCGTCAGTATTTATTTTAATCATTGATTCATAATCAATAGATTCTACATTTATAGGCAAAATTCTTCGATTTCCGGTAACGTCTTTTAAAACATCACTCTCATTACTTGTTCCGCATAATGAAGCCTTACGTTTCATTTTTGAATAAAAAGCAGAATAAGGAAGTCTAATGTCAATTAAATTTGCATCGGCTATTTTTTTAAAGTCTTTCACGTCCTTTGTTGCTAAACCTCCAAACTCATCATCCAGGACAATCAAGCCTTTTACCAGGTTGTAAATACTGTCCTTATCTTTTGCATCAATTCGATGTTCTATTAAATATTTACGTAACTCTTTTGGTAGTAGATTACGAAAAAAAGAAGTCTTTCCGGTGCCTTGTTTTTGACCGCAAAGAACCAAAGTTAAAGGACTAACTTTTGTTTCGTGTATTGGACTTAACCAATTATGAACCGACCCTACTAGCCATTTTTTAAAAGCCCATAAATTATACTCGTTTGACGGAGTTATGCAATTGACGTATTTTTCAATGCTACCGGCTGCAAATTCTCTATTACTGAAAAATTCATTTAAAGGATTTACTATTTGTGTAGCTTCTGAATTAATCATATCCCGAACATCCGATTTGTTCACATTGAAATCTAAAACATTTTTAGCTGAGAAGTAAATAGAGTTTAGTTTTATGTCATCCAACACCTTTTCATTTATAAAAATTTCATTTGTGATATAATCACGATAAGGATTGTAATTATCAATAATAAAGTTTTTAAGTTGGTTTACTTCGGTATCTTCGCTTTCAATTTGATAATCTATCTTTGAATTTATCAACTCTAAAATTAAATTATCATCCGGAGCATCTAATTTAAGAACTTCAACAACGTGTTTTTTCACACTTTCAACTGTCGGATTGCCTTGTGTTTTTTGAAGTGCTACTGTAGAAATAGTTTTCTTTGTTAAATCAGAATACACTTCTATATTTTCCTCTTTTACGTAATGGTAAAAAGTGCCTATCGTAATTTGTCCAGGGCGGCAAAAGTTTTTATAATGCTTCTCTACATCTTTTTCGTTGTATTTGCTTCCGGATTGACAAATAGCCTTAAAGTAATTTAATCCTGCATCACCAAATTTTGAACCAATAGCAAAACCAATATCACAATATCTTTTATAATCATCTTGGCAAAGGTCAATATTTTTAACTTTTTCAATTATATCCGAAAAGTCATTTTGTACAAAAACAAAATTGTGTTTTTTAGGTTTTGTTGTTTTACTTTTAGCTACAAACTTCGCCGCTTTGTCATTTGAGAAAATAAAAGGATCGAATGACAAAAATCGAAGCCTATTTTTATTTTTGCAGGACTGATCAATCATAATATTGAAATTATCCCAGTAGTACTGACCTATTTCATTAAATGATTCTAAGAACTTATTTGAGTTTATTTTAATGAAAATACAAACTCCATCACCGCCAAATGAACGATGAGATACAAAAGTATATTTATCCTCGTTTATTTTATTTAGTAATGGTAAATCTACTAATTCGTCAATGTCAATTACAATCAATCCGTTAAGTTCTTGTATATTACTTTCAACTTTTGAACCCTGATTCATTATTGCAGAACCAGTTATACACGGCATCATATTTTTAAGCTCTTTGTATTTTGGGGGATCTTTTTTTACTGATCTTGCCGTTAAAACTAAGTCCTGATACTTTCCGTTTTTAATAATTTCAATATAATCATCTAATGATATATCGGTTTTATTAGTGTCTTTAATGTTTTGGTAAAGGCTAAATTTCATATTTTTTCTTTTTAGTTTCGGTAAGTATTTTGTCAGTATAAGAGTCGAATTTTACGTGCTTACTATCTTTTAAGATAGAGCGTAATACTTGTAAATATAAAGGTCTTAGGTGTTTGATAAATCTTTCTTTGAAAGTTCCGTTTCGTTGGTGATATTCAAAGTTTTTTAAGGTGATTTCAAATTTACATAAAAAAGTAACCCACTTATTTTTTAGTATCTTAAATGTTTCATATTTAGTATGTCCTTTTTCAATGTGAAAGTTTATGTCTAAAGTTGGAATTATAGGAGCCGCTTTTTTTCCGTTAATTTTAAATTCCTTTACCGGTTTATCTTCCTCATCTTCTATTTCTTCAACTTCTGGAACAGCTCCGCAATTAGGACATTTCTTTTCTGATTTTGGATAACGACAACCGCATTCATCACAATCGATTTCTTCAGTTAAAAAACTTTTGATTTGCCTATCAAAGAATATTTTTCGCCAATCTCTATCAAATGAAAAAATACCGTGTTCTTCATTGTTGTTCCCGCCATCGATTAGTAAAAAATAAGGCTTATCTATTTTTTTTGTTTTCCTGGCGCCACGACCGGCAATTTGTATCCAAAGAGAAAGGCTTTTTGTAGCTCGTGCCATTAAAATAACCTCAACATCGCAAACGTCAAAACCCTTTGTAAAGCAACCTGTATTTATTAAAACAGCATCCGGCGTATCTTTAAACCATTGTATAATTTCTTTTCTGCTTTCGTCTCCATTTATTTTGCTATCGTACGTTTTTATGTTTTTATCTTTAAACAATTCTGAGTATATTCTGTTTGTTTCAATTGCAGAAGTAAAAATCATAGTCTTTTTACCGTCACATAATTTATCGAAAGTTTTTCGTAACGATGCTTTATAAGTTTCAGATTGAAAAACAGCTTTCAAACTCGATGCTGTAAATTCACCTGAAGCATCTGTTTTTAATCCAGAAGAGTCAAAATCAATGTATTCGTTTTTCTCTGGACTTAAATAATCGTTTTCAATCAACCATTTAATAGGTTTTCCAACTACAATATCTTCGTACCATTCTGACATAGTTTCTACAGCAGTTTGAAACTCATCTATTTTGTATCGTTTCAATCTTACCGGCGTTGCTGTAAATCCTATTCTTTTACAATTAGGTAAATAAGAAAATAACTTATTAAACTCCCAAATATGACATTCATCAATTATGCAGTATTCGAACAATGGTATTTTTGATCTTCTATTCCAAATACTTTTAATCATTGCAACAATAACCTGGTTGTTTGGAATTGTCTTATTTCCTGCCAATACACATCCGGCATCAACACCCTGTTTTAAAAACGTGTCGACTGTTTGGTGTAATAAATCTTCGCTATCTACCAGGATTAAAGTTTTAGCGTTTAAGGTAATTACAAGTTCTGTAAATATTACTGTCTTTCCACCTCCTGTGCTAAGTTGTACACATAAACTATTTACTTCTGGTAACTTATAAAGTATTTCATCTAATAATTCTTTTTGATAACCCCTTAAATGTTTTTTCATATTATCATAAATGCAAAAGTCCCACAAATCCACCGCTTCTCACTTCGGCTTCATTGTAGGACAATGTATAATATTAGCGTTGGTATAGTGTGAGAAGCCAACAACGATACAAAGATAATCATTTTTCTTTAATACGCAATGGGGTTGTTGTGAATATGTTTCTGACCTTCGCACCAATACGCAAAATCTAGTTTTTTATATTTAACTTTCCAAACCCCGAAAACTGAACTTTCATATTTACCATCATTAGGATATGTGTATCTAGTATAATTTACATACCCTCCTATTTTATAAAAACAACATTCGATAATCGTAGGCGGAAACCAATTATCACAAAACACATGTTCTATTTCGCTCATATCGCTAATTTTTGTAAGTGTTGGTTAAAGTGTATAAAATACGTGAAATACTAATCCGTTTATAAAAACAGTGTTTACAAATGTTAATCCATCTTCATTTATTGGATGTCCTGTTCCGTGAATATAGAAAGTTACTTCTTTCGTATCGTCTCTGTATTTATCAACTAATGCCCAAAAATATAAGTCATCTCCTTGAAAGTTTGCGGACAATATTTTGCTGTTAACTGGAAGTTTTAAAATCTGTTTATCCTCAACCTATAAAGGATATTTGTAAACTGTTTTCATCAATTCAAATGTGTTAAAATGTTAATTGCTATTTCTAAAGCCTGTGTGAGTAATGAGGGGTCGGTTGGTGGTATATCAGCGCCTTGTCGCCAAAGATTATGTGTTGATAGTATTTCTATTGCTGTTTGGAGGGTCATAACAAATTAATTTGAGATTGAACAATAATATAACCGTTTTCTATCCTAGCATTTGATCCTACTAAAAACTTAGCTATTTGCGTAGCTCCAAATGCTTTATTTAGCTTCCTGTTGATCTCATAAACATTTAGTCCTTCGTGGAAAAACATTTCTGTTATCTTGCTTTCGTGAATGAATTTTAGCTGTTTAGTTCCCATTACAATTTAAGTATTTCGTCTATCATAACAATAAAACGTCTTGATACATTTGGGTTTC